GCCGTCCTGTTCCTGAGACAATACGGCACGACCACTGGCGGGCTTGCCCTTAATCGTCCAGCCACGCATATCAGGGATCACGCCTGACGGATAAGCGGCAGCAAGTTTCGGGTAGGCAGATTTGTCAAAAGTCTGCCCCTGCATCAGGGCATAACCAGACGGAACGGTATCTGATGGCCACGGGATTGGTGCGCCGACTGGGTAGCTTTCTGGTGGAAGATTTTTCGAGGTATAAACTTCTGCCCAGTCTTCCTCAAAACCATAGCCATCTCTTGAAGAACGGTAGAACAGACCACCATTTCTGTAATGCGCCTTCATCTGCAGGGTCCGGCAACTTCCGACTCCGGTATAGAAGTTAACCAGAATATAGCTGTCGCCAGAGCGGGTGACATTGTAAGCGCCTGATTCGGCATTCCAGGGAACGCCACCATCCGCATCGGCATATGTATCCGTTGCCCTTCTGGCAAAAGCAGCCACATGCGCGGCGGTTAAAGTAATATCTTTGGAACCATCAAACTCAACACCAGAAACCCGTCTTGGCGTTTGCAGCTTTGTTGCTGTTAATGCATTACCGTTCAGACTTGCGGACAGTTTGGTTCCAATAACCAGTTCGCCGGTTGCGTTATCAATAGCAAACGGTCTTAATGTATTCCAGCCACCATAAACATCACCTTGATTGGTAAGCAGCAGGTAAGTTTTAGCGCCATCATTACGCCATAATGCACCATACTCCCCACCTATCATTCGAATCTGATTACCACCACGCGCTACAATTTCGTCCGTGGCAAAAAGTTTTTTGCACGACAAGTTATCGTTAACGATTAACGAATCGGACTCATAAAAACCACGGCCACTCTTAAAATCAAGGATAACGTCCGCCGCGATACATTCAGTCGCCGGATTTGTTGCCCCAAACTTATAGGTCGTATCATTAACAACGAGATCAGCACCAGGTGCGGATATTGACAGGCCATCTTCAATAAACGCAAAAACAGGGAAAGCAGCACCATCAACATAGAACACAGAGCGCAAATCATCGCCCTTATTACTCATCATTATTGAGTGGATGGCTCGTTCATTGTTTTGATATTGCCAGAACATTCCATAAGCATAACGCCCCCTGTCAGTCCAGCCACCAGGCATAACAAATCCGTTAAACTCGCAGTTATTCATCGGATCGCCTGCGGTTCGCGTTGCCGTGGTGATAATGACCCTTGATGCCAGTTCGCTTACTGAGCCAGCAGAACGCATAACAACAACAGGATAATATTTTCCAGATGTTGCACCTGCAGGAGCGTTAACCCGCACATAACGCATACCACGCTTATCAGCAAAGTCTGTTTTACTGACCGCGTTAATGTTGTTCAGGAAGCGTCCCTTATCGGGTATATCAGCGCCGTTCTGGTCTTTCTGCAGACGTTTCTCTGCATTGTCATAGGCTGCTTTTACTGCCTTTGGCGTTGCCGCCAGCGTTTCAGACGTACTGTTGGTCGCGCTGCTGAGCTGTACTATCCCCTTTTCGTCGTGCTCGCATCCTCAAGCGCCACGGCGGATGCAATATCCTCTGCCCGTTTTGCCGCTGTCTCGGCGCGCGTTGCCGCGGATTCCGCCGTACTTTTGCTCTGTGCTGCCGCCGTCGCACTGCCAGCTGCCTCTGTCGCCTTCGTGGATGCTGTCGTGGCGCTGCCCTTCGCTGCGGACGCTTGTCTGGTCGCCTCATCTTTTGAAGCTGACGCCGATGATGCCGATGACGCCGCCGAACTGGCGGACGATGCGGCAGCCGTTTTTGAGGATTCTGCGCTGGTTTCCGACGCTTTCGCGTTCGTTTCGGATGTCTTCGCTGCGGAAGCAGACCTCGCTGCTGCGCTGGCCTGTTCAGTGGCTTCGTCAGCCTTCGTTGTGGCTGTTGAAGCGGACGACGCGGCGCTTTCTGCCGATTTTCCGGCGGCGGTGGCACTGGCTGAGGCCTGCCCGGCACTTGTTGACGCGGCACTGGCCGACGACACAGCCGCTGTTTTTGAGCCTGCTGCTGCGGAGGCACTCTGTGCTGCTGCCGTTTCAGAGGACCTGGCGTTTGTCTCAGACGTCTTTGCCGCCTTCGCGGAATTTCCTGCCGCCGTTGCCGAGGAAGCGGCACTACTGGCGCTTGATGATGCGTTCGTTTCTGATGATTTTGCCGCCTCTTTTGAAGCCGACGCATCCCTGGCTGAGGTGGCAGCTTCTGACGCTTTCGTGGTCGCGGTGGATGCAGAAGTGGCGGCTGATTGTTCTGACGCTGCCGCATTCGTTTCTGACGTTTTTCGCCGTCACCGGCACTGGTAGCTGCCGCGCTTTTTGAGGACTCTGCAGCGGCAGCACTTTTTGATGCTTCAGTGGCCTTTGTTGATGCCGTTCCTGCGCTGGAAGTCGCTGACTGAGCCGACGACGCGGCCTGTCCGGCTGACGTGCTGGCTGCGCGTGCTGAGCCTGCAGCATCAGTCGCATGGGTTGCCGCCTCACGGGCTGATGTGCTGGCATCACTGGCTGACTTCTTCGCGGCTGCCGTGTTCTGTGCCACCACGGACGCGTTACGCGCCACCTCTTCCACCATCAGTTCAAAACGACGCAGTGCCTCCGGACGGGCATCATCCTCCGTCATGGCACCGAGAAAATCATTCAGCGTACCGGGTTGAGAATCTTCATACACGGTGATGGTCCCGGCATGTGACGGCGGGAATCCCTCCACCAACAGAATAACGCTGTACTGCCCGTACTCAACGTCCATGCTGTAACGCCCGGCTTCATCCGGATTTTCTGAGGCCAGCGTGTTCACCACCACCGTGGTGCTGTTACGTTTTGCTTTCAGCTGGATTGTGCAGTTCTGTACCGGTTTTCCTGTGCCGTCTTTCAGTACACCTGAAATCTTTACTGCCATATTCACCCCACAAAAAAGCCCGCCTTAACCGGCGGGCTGTCATAACACTGTGTTACCTGGCTAATCAGAATTTATAACCGACACCCACGATGAAACCGTCAGTGCGCCAGTCGCCACTGCCGGAACCTTCATAAGCGACATCAATGGCCACGGACTCGGTCGGGTTAAACTGCACGCCAGCCCCCCACGCCAGAGACGTGTTGCTGTGGCGACCGTCATCACTTCCGGTCAGCACATCGTGCGTTTTCCCCTTGTTGTCAATTACGCGGAGATAATCCCCGGAGAAAGTCGACACACGGCTGTAAGCCACACCCGCCATCGCATACGCGCTGAACCATTCATTCACGCGCACAGACGGCCCCGCCATTACGCTGAACCAGCGGTTACGAACGGAATCTTCATGCCAGCGGGTATCGCTGTAACGGGTCAGCTGGCGATTCTTGTCTCCTGCATAGCTGAACGACGTCACCATCCCCAGTGTGTCCGTAAACTCATAACGGTATTTCACGTTAATCCCGTTCAGATCATCGCTGCCGGGAACGTTCGTCGAGGCATGAAGATACCCCGCGCTCAGCGTGGACTGATGTTCAGATGCCCATGCAGGCGCACCGGATACGGCCAGACAAATGGCTGCGGACAAAATGGCGGCATAAAGTTTACGCATAATTACCTCTCGCTTTTCTGCAATAAAAAAGGCGTCATTTCTGACGCCCGTTCTGGGTTATAAAATTCAGCTGATACTGATACCTGCTGTGGATTTTTTCATCACCACAACCAGCAGATCGCTGATACTGGTTGTTGGTGTCCAGTTATTCGCTCCTGATGAAGATACGGTGAATGTCAGTGTCAGCGTCCCCTGTCCGGCAGGCATATCTATAACTGAGGAAAATACGCCCTGAGCATCCGTCGTGGACTGATTAAAAATCTCCTGACCATTGCGGGTCACTCTTAACCGGCAGGTTGAATACCAGTATGACTGTTGGTTATTACTGTTGAAATTCTCATGCTTACCACCGCGGAATAACACTGGCGGTATCATGACCTGCCGGTCAAATTTCTGATCATCACTGATTCTTACCGTGATGGTGCCACTGGCATAAGTGCTCGTGCGGGGGAAAGACTTGCTGACCGTTTTGACAATATCGCCTTCAATCTGATTGGCTGACAGTTTCCCCTTAATCTGACAGTTCTCATTAATCGTGACGTTGTTGAGCGTCCCGGAGTTCGCATTCACACTGCCACTGATATCCGCATTTTTAGCGGTCAGCTTTCCGTCCGGTGTCAGGGAAAAGGCCGGAGGATTGCCGCCGCTGGTAATGGTGGGGGCCGTCAGGCGCTTCAGGAACACTTCATTCATGAATATCTGATCACCCTGACCAACAAACATCGGTTTTGTGTTGCCATTCGCAGGATTAATCATCGCAATCCTGTCTGCCGCCAGCAGCACCTGACTCTGCATTCCTGCTGGCGTATTCTCAATACCGGCACCGATACCCGCAATATAAAGGCGTCCGTCCTTCATCTGTTGCAGCTTCACAGCCCACATGCTGTTCAGATTATTATTTGTATCAACCTGAACCTTCTGTATCTGCTGGATCGCTGCACTCTGGTCTTCCAGTTTCTTATTGACGGTCTGTGTGATTTCATTGCTGACATCCGTAATGGACGTCCTGATTTCAGCCAGGTCAGGCGCAAGCTGACCGTTATCAATCTGCGTCCACAGCTCCTGAGCCAGATGGGTTTTCCCTATCTCGCCTTTGAAAAAATCCAGATAACCGGATGCATCATCACTCGGCTGACCAACAGCCTCCACGAATGCCGATTTGCCAACGGTGTTCACACTGCGAACGTAAAAATAATAATCATGGCCCGGCCTGATATTGATACTGGCAGCTATCCAGTACAGCGCCGTGCCAAGATAGCGGGCTGTGGTTTCAACCTGCCTGATATCCGCAATCCGTTTTTCCGAGAACCAGAACTCAAACTGTACCGTCGGGTCATAAACCGCAAGATGTGGCGTGGCGGTTATCTGAAAATAGCCCGGTGTCAGCTCAATCCGAGACGGCGCTGCCGGTGCGGCAATCCGGAACGATACCGATGCCGGATCGCCCTGCAGCCCCCACGCATTTACCGCCCGGACCGTCAGCATGTAACGCCCCAGCGCCAGTTGCGTGAAGCGGTATGTGGTTTCCGTCGTCCGGGCCGTGCTGACCAGCCGCTCACTGCCGTCATCCGCTGCCACGGTCAGGCGAAGCAGGAAGCTCACGCCCTTCACCACTTTCGGCGTGTCCCAGCGGGCCAGCACCTGATATTCCCCGCTGTCTGCGGTGACTTCGGCAGTCAGGTGCTGCACCGCTGGCGGCGTGACACCATTCACCGTGCCGCTCTGGTCGCCGTCAAAGTGCGCCCCGTTATCCACGATGGCCTCTTTTTCCGGTGCATGCTGCACGGCAGTGATGGCATACGTGCCGTCATCGTTCTCACGGATACTCACACAGCGGAACAGGCGCTGGCGCAACGTCGGCAACTTCAGCCCCCACACGCTGTATTCTGCAACGCCGTCAGGAACACGGCTCACTTTTACCTTCACGCCGTCGGTGACGGACTGGACCTCCACGCTGACCGGATTGCCACTTCCGTCAACCAGGCTTATCAGCGTGGTACCGGAGGATGGCAGCGTGATTTCACGGTCGAGCGTCAGCGTCCGGGTCTGGTGGTTCACCGCCAGCACGCGCCCGCCGGTGCTGATACCGGCATAGTCATCATCGCAGATTTCAATGACATCGCCCGGTACATGGCGAAGCCCTTCAGCACCCACGCTGAAGTCCACGGTCTGCGTTTCCAGCAGCTCCGTTTTAATCAGCCACAGCCCGGCGCGGTGTGCCTGCCCCCGGCTGGTACAGCCAAAGGCATCCATCTTCGTGACATTACGACCGTAACGGGCAATGGCCTGCGTATCCTCAACAAGCTCTGTCGCCGTCTCCCAGCCGTTGTTCGGGTCAATCCAGTTCACCTCAACGGCATTATGGCGGTCCTTCAGGGCGCTGAAGCTGTAGCGGAACGGCGCGCCATCATCCGGCATCACCACATTACTGCGGTTATAGGTCCATACCTTATCTGATGGTCGGTCCTGCACGAACGTCAGCGTCTGCCCGTTCCATACCGGCATACAGCGCATCGCCGAGCAGAAATCACTGAGAACATCCCACGCCTTACGCTGTGTGGTCAGCCAGGCATTACAGGTGATGCGCGGCTCCGTGCCGCCAAAACCATTCGGTACCAACTGGTCGCAGTACTGGCCGATAACGTACAGCGTCCATTTGTCCACATCTGCCGCACCAAGACGTTTCCCCATGCCGTAGCGCGGATGGGTCAGCATATCCCACAGACACCAGGCCATGTTGTTGCTGTATGCCGGTTTTAACGTTCCGTCCCAGATACCACTGTATTGCCGCGTCTGCGGGTTATAGTTCGACGGCACCTGCAGAATGCGCCCGCGAAGATGATAATTACGGCTCACCTGCTGGCTGCCGAACTGCTCCGAGTCCACCTGCACGCCGACCAGTGCCGTGTTCGGGTAGCACTGTTTCACATCGATGATTTCGGTGTATGACGACCAGAGCGTTTTGTTCTGCAGCTGGTCTGTGGTGCTGTCCGGCGTCATCCTGCGCATCCGGATATTAAACGGGCGCGGCGGCAGGTTATCCACCACCACCGAGGCCAGATACTGCGAGGTGGTTTTGCCCTTAATGGTGATGTCTTTTTCCGTCACCCAGCCACCATTACGCTGTATCTGAACCAGCAGGCGAACTTCCGACGGATTCCGGTCCCCCTTTGAGGTGGTTTCCACCAGTGCCTGCACACCGAAGGTAAAGCGCAGTCGGTCGATGTTTGCCGACGTGATGGTGCGGGTGATCGGCGTGTCGTATTTCACTTCCGTACCCAGCACCGTCTCGGAGCCGGAGGATTCAAATCCCTCCGGCGGAGTCTGCTCCTGCTCACCTGCCCGGAACACCACCGTGACACCGGAGATGTTGGTATTCCCCTCAGTGTCCAGCACCGGCGTACTGTTCAGCAGCACGCTTTTTAATCCATCCACCGGACCTTCAATCGGCCCTTCACTGATGGCATCAATCACACTCAGCAACTGCGTGGATTTCAGGTTGTCCTTCGCTTCGCGCGGGGTATGCCCCTTACTGCTGCCTTTACCCATTCGTCATGCTCCATAAACGACAAAACCGCCCGGAGGCGGTTTCACATAAAACATTTTGCATCAGCGACCAATCACCACAACCTGACCACCGTCCCCTTCGTCTGCCGTGCTGATCTCCTGAGAAACCACCCGCGACCCCACACGCATTTCACCGTACAGAACAGGCAAAACATTGCCCTGAGCAACCATGTTATCCAGTGAGGAAAAATAGGTGTTCTGTTTGCCGTTATCTGTACTGGCTGCCGTGGACGTCCTGGCTTTCGGTGCCAGCATCTGCGCCACACCGCCCAGGATCATACTGGCCCCTGCCGCATACATGCCCGATACAGCCGCGGCACCCAGCCAGCCCACAGGGTTCCACCATGCCACCGCAATCAACGCCGCCCCCAGCACCACCTGAAATACACCGCCACTTTTAGCTCCCGCCAGACGCGGCACGATATGGATCACGGCACCATTTGCCAGCGGCTCATTAAGACGGGCAGATAATTCGGTTTCACCTGCATCACGCCCGGCAATGCGCACCTGATACCAGCCGTCATTCAGTTTCTGACGAAACGCCGGGAGCTGTGTGGCCAGCGCCCGGATGGCTTCGGCCCCCGTTTTCACACGAAGGTCGATGCGGCGGCCAAATCGTTGCAAATCCCCGTAAAGGCAGATGCGTGCCATGCCCGGTGACGCCAGAGGGAGTGTGTGCGTCGCTGCCATTTGTCGGTATACCTCTCTCGTTTGCTCAGTTGTTCAGGAATATGGTGCAGCAGCTCGCCGTCACCACAGTAAATGGCGGCATGATTCGGCACCGATGAACCAAAACAGCACAGCAGCACATCGCCCGGCTGCGCCGCTGACAACGGCACCTGATACAGCCCTGTGGCCTCCAGATTATCCAGATAGAGATTCTGACCGTGACGCCACCAGTCATCCTCGCGATGAAAATCCGGCATCTCAATCCCCGCCAGATGATAAGCATCCCGGAACAGCGTGTAACAGTCCGTCACCCCGTGCTCAAAGCGCCGCCCGGTAAGATGCGGCACACTGCGGAATTTATGAATCTCACCCCGGCAGACCAGCCACCAAGGCAAATCGCTCTGCACCTGCAGCCGCCTGTCAGCCTCACTCAGCCAGGGCAGACCACCGGGGTGGCTGTGGACCAGCGCCACAATCTCACCCTGCATCTCTGCCCGCAGCCAGTCCTCCGGCGACATCCGGAAATACGCCTCCGGCTCACCGGAGATATTCACGCAGGGAAAATATCTTTCCCCCTCCGGCGTTCTCACCACGAAGCCGCACGATTCCGCTGGCGCACATCGCCGGGCGTGCGCCAGAATCGCTGATTCTGTCTGTGTCATGGGATTACTGCGAAAGTTTGTTAATGGAAAGGAAGCCGCCAAAGTTGCCGACGTTATTGCGAAACTTACAGCCACTCAGGCATTTGCTGCATTTATCCTTCGTGATATCGGACGTCGGCTGGTCATATTCATCAGCGACAGCCGGACCGTGATAACCGCACTCATCACCGCGATAGGTCCAGGTGCAGGTGTTGGCCAGCATGATGCGCCCCGGAAAAACAGCACCATCCGTTTCCGTCGGTGTGGAGAGCACAAAGGAGGCACTGACCGCACTCAGTTCGCTACACTGCTCGATGCGCCAGCGGCTGATCACCTCCTGCTCCGGATCGGCGTCGCTGTTTCCGTTGACGAAGTTCACCGCATCCAGAAAACGGGCGTAAACCTTACGCCTGACCACCGTTCCGCCGACCAGACTCTGCAGGTCTTCCGCCATCCCGGTGACCATGCCGTGCAGGTTAGAGACCGTCAGTGTCGGACGGGCAGCACTGCCCTTACCGTTCAGTTCAAATCCCGTCCCCTGAATGGGGTATGCCTGATACTGCCGCCCCTGCCAGGTGACCGGCTCACCTTTTTCGTTCTGCTCATTACAGAAAAAATAACGTTCACCACCGACCTCTGTCAGATCGATTTCCCAGAGCACCACCTGGGCTGACTGAGTAAGGCGTGTCGTCTCATGATGTGTTTCCTGTGGAATATCCTGCATCAGGGCCTCCTATGCCACGACCTGTTCAAAATCTGCCGTTATGGTTACCCACAGCGCCCCCACGCTTGCCGACCATTTACGACAAACCACCCTGATCGGCTTCCAGTCATAAGGTGGCGTCCACTGAAATGCGCGGACGCCACCGTGCCGTTCCAGAAAGGCTTTCAAAGATGGGTGTTCACATTTACGAACACGTATCGTCACGCTGTAAGTCGACAACTGGTTATTCAGTCCCGCCGCACGACGCTGTTCATAACCATCGCCCAGCTTCACTGTCACCACTTTCGGCTCTGATACCACATTCATATCCGGGCGCACTTTCCAGTGAAACGTCTCCATTACCGATATGCTCCACTTAACCGACCACCATCACGGGCCTGCTGTTGCATAAAGTCCGCTGCCGCTTTTTTCCCAAGGTCATAAACCACCTTCAGGGCAGCCGGACCTATCTGCCCGTTCGTGCCATCGTTATTGATCTCGATGTTGTACTGCGGGGCAAACATCGCCATACCTGAACCACCAATATCCGCCACAACCCCCAGCTTACCATCAGCACCACGACGCAGTGGCAGAATGGCTTCAGGTCCAGCTTCCCCCATCACACCCGCGCCTTTTGCAAAAGCAAAAAACGTCGGACGGTTAACCACCGTGCCACTGTAGCGACTCAAATCAGCCGACTGATAAACACCGCCATCAGCATTGGCTACAAAATCAAAAGGCAGCGCGGAAGCAATACCTTTTACCGCTTTCATTAAAGCTATCTGAGCCATGATTCTGGACATATCTGACAGCACAGAAGAGGTGAAGGATTTGAAATTGAGTTTGCCTGTAGTACAGAATGTCGCCAGCCAGTCACTCATGCTACTGAACGCAGACGTGAACAACTGTTCCACTGTCCCGGCTGTGTTATCCGCTTTCTCAGTGACATTCTGGAGTGCACGCAGGACTCCGTTTTTCCAGTCACCCTGAGCAATTTCAAGCTGTTGCCAATAACGGCGATTCTCATTCAGTTGTCGGTTCAGGCTCTCCGTCAGCGCCTGCTCGGCCTTTCTGTAGTCATCCGTGTTATATGTTCCTTTCTGCTCACTATCCCGCCTCAACTGCTCCAGCTGTTGCTGGTATTTCTGGCGAAGACTCAGTTGTACCTGATATCGCTGCCGCTGCTGATCACCCATACCCACCGTGGCGATATCCAGGTCATGTTGCTGGCGCTGAGCGCGCTCTTCTTCAGCCAGTTGACTGGTCAGCTGAATTGTTTTTTTCTTCAGATCGTTGAGTGCCGTCTGTTTCTGAAGCTCCTGCTGTTTTACATCCAGCAGCGTCAGTGCCTGAATCAGTTCATCTTTACGGGCCAGCACACTCTTTTCATCTGCCGTCAGTTTTTTCCCGTCCAGATCGCTGATGCGCTGCTGCAGAGCCAGAAGCTGTTTATGCGCTTCTGTCATCCTGTCAGTGGCAATGCCTGCTGACTGTCTTGCAGCAGCAATCTGTCCTTCCACCTGTGCCTGTTGCTGACTGTACTGCAGCAATAACCGGGTGGCCTCATCATTACGGGTTTCGCGTGTTTTTTTCTTACCGGATGCCAGGGCTTTCTCGTAACGTTCATTTTCACGTTGTATCGCCGCATCCCTGACAGCCTGATCGGCGTACTGCATGGCATTAATACGCGCAATTTCACGCTGATGTCGTGCTGCTTCCGTTTCATTCATCCGGTTCAGTGCAGCATTTTCAGCATTACGGCGTTTCTGTTGCTCCTGATAATTCCGCTCTGCCTGCTCTTTTGCATCCTGCAAATCCTTCTGGCGTTTTTTCTCCTGAAGCTCGTTAAGACGCTGCTGATCGTACTCAACCTGAGAAGATGATGCCGTCCAGGGGAGTCTTTTCGCCCGCGACACTTTCTCCTGTAAAGCGGAAATCTGTTCATCCAGCGAGTCTTCACGACCAATATTCATGGCCGCATCCCAGAAACGACTCCATAAATCAGACAGATACTTCAGCGTACTGCCCAGCGCATTGAGGTTATTATCAATATCCGCAGTACGCCGACCGGTTTCCTCTGCCAGTGCAGACATGGCTATCCGTGCCGCATCACTGGACCGCCCCTGTTCCCCAAGGACGCGTATCTGCTCAAGCTGAGTGGCAGTAAGAAAATGCAGCTCATTGTCCAGAGCCTTCGCGGCATTTACAGGATCATCCTTCAGCCGCTTAAACTGATTTATGGTATCGCTGACCGACTGGCCAACCGATCGCTCCATCTGTGCGGCAGCTCTCGCCACCATACCGATATCGTTTCCACGAAATGCACCACTCCCCACCACCTGAGCCAGCGCACCGGCTGCAGCATGTTGCGTGATACCATTCCCGGAAATAGCACGACTGAGCGTCCACAGCTGCCCGGCAGTGACTCCGGCATAATGCCCTGTCAGCGACAGCTGGCGGTTAAATTCTTCCCCCTCCTTCTGACCGTCATACCAGGCTTTACCCAGACCATAGACAGCCGCGGCAATACCGCCAATAACCCCGCCAAGCATCATGCCTTTCGGTGACATCAATGTGTCTATCCATCCGGCACGGTTAGCCAGCGTTATTCCGGATCCCCTCAGCGCACCTAAATTGCCGCGGGCCAGTTCACCTATCAGAACGCCTATCTCCTGACGGGCCGCTGCACTTTTCAGACCCAGCGAATGCGTTGCTTTTCCTGCCTGCTCCATTTTGCGGATATACACTTCTGCAGCACTGCTTACCCCCAGCTGGGCAGCCTTAGCACGAAGCAACTCAGAAGAAGAAAGATTCTGGCGGGTTGCCTGCTCTTTAAGCTGACGGATAAACGCCACTTTCTGTCGGGTAGCCTCTTCCTCAGCCTGTGTAAGAACACGGGTTTTCGCCGTAACCTCAGAAATCAGCGCCAGATAATCCTGCTGACCAATCCCGCCACTGTTTCTGGCCTGTCGGATCTGCTGCTGAATACGCTGTAATTCCTGCAGCCCCGCACTGGCCTGTTTTACACTGTCAATCTGACGATAAAACGCGGCAGCCGCTTTATCCTGAGCCTCCGCCAGAGCCATGGCCTGCGCCTGTTCCTCGCGCATTTTCTGGCTCAGTGCCTCCATGCGCTGGCGGGTTTTCTCCACCTCGCGGGCCATGCGTTCATGAGCCTGTGCGTTTTTCTCCACCGTCTGCGCATGGACGGATGCGGCTGTTGCAGCCGAAGAAGCCGCCTGCGTTGTCTGCCGGGCAGCCTGAGTCTGACGCTCCATAAAACGCTGCATACGGGCAGAAGACCGTTCTGCATCGCTGGCTGCACCATTCAGAAGGTTTTTGATACGGGGAATTTCATTTTTAAACTCTGCCGCATCAATCCCCAAATCAATGACCAGGTTGGCTATCTGGTCCATAACGCACACCTCCGGAAATACCTTCCCCAAGATGCATCAGTTCTTCGTCCGTTCGCTCCGGTATCCCGTTCTCTTCCGGTAAAAGGCTGAAATCAGCCACCGCAGCATCACTGCTGCCGGACACCATTCTCACGATCAATGCCTTCAGCGAGGCAAACTGCGCATCCATCCACACATCACTGAAGCTCTGCATCCGGAAATAATCGCCCCACTCACCAAGCTCAGTGGCCGACATTTCCGACAGCATCCGCCGCCAGTCTGCCCGCCGGAACTCCCGGGCAAGCCGCATGACAAACTGCATTTCCCGCGTCAGGACTTTTCCGGCGTCAGCACCTCATGCTCCAAATCCCCGGCATTATCAATGGCCCCCATACCGCTCAGCGACAGAACCATCTCCGCCCCCGCTCCCAGGGCATCATACGACCATGTTGTAATAACGGATGCGTAAAGCGTCTCAACATCCTGAGACTGTTCCGCATTCCACAGTGAGCGGGAAACCAGCCAGGCATTGATATCCATCCCCATCCGCAGAAAAGCAATCTGTCGTTCAGCCTCCGGCAGTTCTCCCTCCCCGGCATCAAACTTTGCCGTTCGCTGCTGAACAAACGTCAGATATTCAATTCTCTGCAGCCCGGACAGCTCACTGAGCACCACGGACTGTTTTTCATAATTAAACGTGTCCTGTTTCAGAAACATCATGTTCTCCACCTGTAAAAAAGCCCCGAATAACCGGGGCAAATGATGAGTATCGTCCTGTTAACCTGCTGCGCTGACAGTCACCGCAGCCACAGCCACAAAATTCCCGTCAGCGGTCATGCCCACAATGCTGACACTGCCCTGCTTCACGCCTTTCACCGTGGCCACAAGCCCGTTCAGGGTCACCGTGGCAGTCTGTGGATCTGTCGAATGCACACTGATCGCTTTGTCACTGGCTCCGTCAGGTTTTACTGTAAAGGTCAGCGTGGTGGTTGCTCCCACTTTTACACTGGCAGATGCCGGTGCCACCGTCAGCCCGGTAACGCTCACGGTTTCAGTGCCTTCTTCTGCCAGATACGGACGCCCCACACCGCTGATTTTCACTGTGCGGGTCATCACGTCTTTTGAGGCAATGGTTTTACCCAGTGAACTCAGCCAGCCACGGAAAACATCAACAGTACCGTTGGGATATTTGATACGAAACGCGCAGACTTCACCGGAGTCGAACAACTGAACCAGTTTTTTCTGCCCGCTGTCACCCGGACGCCAGGCCAGCGTCGCCGAAGTATCACCGACGGATTTCTGCCCCTGGGTTGTCGTTTTCCAGTCTGCATCTTCATCATCGAGATAAGTGTCATCTTCTGCATCAGCGGTCATTTCGCCAGGCTGCAGATCCTTCACCATCGCAAGACGCAGCCAGTCAGTGTCCGATAAAGGGTTCGCAAACGCATCGCCCTTGCCGGTGTACATCCAGAACGTCGTTCCCGCACCTTTCGTTTTTGCCAGTGGATTTGGTGTGGTCATTGCCACCTCCTTAATTCGTGTACGTGATCTGGTAAGTGATTTCCGCCATCGCCCAGGTGGCCATCTCATTATCACGTTGATAGTTAAAACCGAGTGGGATCAGGGTGTCGATGAGTCCGGAAAGTGCCGGTACATCATTCAGGGCCGGGAAAATGGTGCTCTCCATCCACATATCCAGCTCTGAATCCGGTGCCTGTGCCCGGATGAAGACAGCAATATGCAGAACAGCCTGCCAGTCATCTTCATCCGTCATTTTTCCGGTGTACAGAGCATCACTCAGCCACACCGCCACGGCAGGCAGTTCCTGCGCATCAACAAATGCCGGAAGCCCGTCAAAAAACGTGGCGCTGTCTCCACACTGTTCCCGAAGGCGTGCCAGTACGGCCTGGCGGATTTGTGTATGTCGGTTCATCGGGTCAGCCATAACCTCAGTTGTTGTTTCAGTGCATACCCCAGCTGTTTCGGCATTTCCGCAGCAATGATGCGGTCGCGGGCATCTTCAAATGCCTGCGTCAGCGGTCCGGACAGAGGGATTTTCACCACATCAATGGGGTAACGATTTTTGCCATCAATACGCCGCATCACATGCCAGCGACCATTCGCCAGTTGCTGAATAAACGCATCCCGGAAAAGATATTTACCCACCTTCAGCACGCTGCCACGGTACTGCAGTTTTCCACCACGCCGGGTCAGTCTGACCCGGGCGGTCCCCAGCTTAATGGCAGGCAGATTGCCCCGGTTAACGCGGATCCTGGCCGTCATTTTTCCTGACGGACTGGCTTTAAACACCCGGACACGCTGACGTACCAGTTTCAGGGGGATCCCTTTCACCTGGTTATCTCCCGCAACGGTATTCCCGGCAACCTGCCGGGTGGCAACCGAGACCGCTTTCTGTGCCACACGGTTTATCGCCCATGCGCTGGCCTGTGGCACCATACGGGTATCAAGGCTGTTCAGATTGCGGATGGCATTCTCAAGCCCCTTCATCCCACACCTCTTTACTCAATAAAGATCATTGGCTTACCGTTAAAGCGTTCATGCCGTGTGACCGTCCATTGTTGTCCGTCATAAACAACGCGATCCCCGCGCCGTGGGCGGTATCCCGAAGAAAACACCACCAGAGAGACCGCAGGTCCGGACAGAGCATTCAGCTCTGCCAGTGTTTCTCCCGGGATCACAGTCATATCGACATCATTAATCGAGGCTGTCTTTCCCATCTTTCTGACCGTGATCGCATCCATACGCGCTGCCAGCCGGGAAAAGGGATCAGACATTGAGTTTTACCGGCACTTCTTCTGCACTGGTTCCGGCATCTGCCCAGACAACCCCGACCAGCGGATCAGAGCCGCTGTTAGTCAGCTGAACTTTTCCGGACTTCAGATAAACCTTCTTACCCGTTTTCATATCATCCGTTTTCAGCTTAGGCAGCATAAACACACCTTCGGTCATGCCGTCGCCTGTTTCACCCTGTGGAATATCGGTCAGCGCCACCGCAAAAACATCACCCACCTGCACCAGATCTCCGCTGCTGATGGCTGCACTGGCAACAATCGCCACCGTTTTTCCTTCTTCTACAAAATTCTTTGCCATAACTGTCTCCGCACTGCCCCGTTCAGGGGCTGATTTCAGGTACAAAAAAAGCCCTTACGGGCCATCAGAGTTGTTGTCTGCGACGTTTACGCCGTACATTTCACCAGACCGCGGTGATCAACTGGCGCGACACCGGCGTCAATACGCACTTTCGTTGTCACGCCATCCACACTGAAGCCCTCCATCTGATCAATATATGGCGTATCCACACCGTTGAGATAAGCCACTTCAATCGTATCGGAGCCTTTTGACGCAGCCAGGTAGAAGGTGGTCTGGCTGTTATCATCAAGACGAGGCTCTGCAATAACGGTCGCAAAATCTTTCACCGGGTTAATAATACCGGCGTTAATGTCAGCCCCCTTGACACTTGAGGAGCGAATGACCTGGTTAGCAACAGACTCCATCGCCGTCGGTACCAGTACGAACGCAGGACGAATATTCAGATGACGCTCCCCCTCTTTCTGAACGCGCATCAACTGGCGGGCTTTATCCAGCGATGCCACGTCCATTGCAGCGCTCTCCAGTACGTTTGCATGTTTCGCTTTATCGAACAGACTTACATTATCTGTGGAGATTTTCGGGTTAGACGTCAGAATGGCATAAACCAGATCGGCAATAGTGGATTTCGCCGCACGGCCCAGTTTCATCGGGACATCGGTCAGCATATTCAGATCATCATTGATAATGGCCTGACGGGTGATACTGAACAGCTCGCCATAGGTCGCCAGTGCAATAGTGGCCTGTTTATCTCCGGTGGTGACGTATTTATATTCCGCCCCTTCACGCACCTGACGCAGAGCACTGAAGCCCCCCATACCCACACGATGGGCAATTTTAAAATCAGACAACTGACCTTTCCGCGTCCACTGTTCATAGGTTTCAGGGGCATCTTCCCAGCCCTGCAGAATGGCTTTGTTCGCAACATCCAGCAGAATATTACCGAAGTCAGACGTACTGTGTGTGAACGCCGCACCGACCATCTGCATCGGGTTATAACTGGAAACCCCAATACCCCGTTCAGTCAGTGACATACGGGCATATTCACGCAGGGTCATCCCGTTGTAGACATTATCACGTTCGGTTTTTTCAAATCCGGCACGCGCCATCAGCGCCTGGCGGATCCCGTCCCCCACAAAATTACCGTTACCGGCATAAATATGAGCCGGTGTATTTTTATTGGATGGCGTGGACTCGCGCCCCATCTCGTTCAACAGCTTTTCGCGGGCCTGCTCCAGCGAACATTCAGGATCGGCAAGACACTGAGCCTGCAGCGTCTGATAACGCCCGCCAAACATGGCAAACAGATCATTAATACCGTTTACACGCGCTTTTTGCTCTGCCAGTACCTGCGCACGGATACTGTTTTCATCCACCACGGGTGCTGCTGCCTGCACTGGCGTCCGGGAGGCGGCAGGTTCATCATCCTGTACGCGTGGAGCACTGTTGCGTGGCGGAGTAATCATGTTTCGAATGGATTCCGGCATCTTTTTAAATTCCTCTGTACGTTTTGACTGAATACATGCCATTGCCTTAACGGCTGGCGTCACCTGATCAGCAAATCCATGTGCCAGACATTCGGCACCGGACATCCAGGTCTCATCCGCCAGCATGGCAGCAATTTCATCGGTGGTTTTCCCGGTTTTCTGTGCATAAGCGGGTAACAGAACCGCCTCAACCTTATCGAGCAGGTCGGCATAGGTGCGCATGTCCTCCGCATCACCGCCCGTAAAGCCAAATGGTTTATGAATCATCATGAAGGTGTTTTCCGGCATAATGACCGGGTTTCCCACCATCGCAATGACCGACGCCATTGACGCCGCCACACCGTCGACATAAACGGTAATGGACGCACCATGTGTTTTCAGTGCATTAAAAATGGCGATGCCTTCAAAGACATCGCCACCCGGTGAATTGATATGGAGATTAATGTGGGTGATATCGCCCAGTGCATTCAGATCACTGATAAACTGCTTCGCTGTAACACCCCAGAAACCAATCTCGTCATAAATATAAATATCCGCGTCACTCTGGTGACCAGCCTGCATCCTGAACCAGGAATTATTCTTCGGACTGGTCGTCGGTGTGCTGCGGCTACTGTCGTTTCGTTGCGGCACTGCTGCCTCCTTTATCACTGGCCGGATCGGTATCAAATACCAGATCCAGCTTGCGGTTTTCATCAATTTCGGCCTTGCGCCGACGTTTGACATCATCCGGATTACGACCACCTGCACGTACCCAGTCTGATTCTGTCGCCGCTCCACCACGAATCTGAATTTTCCAGGCCTCAGCCTCCTTAACAGGGTCAATCCACGGCATCACCGGTCCGGAATACACCGCGGTATACAGTGAAGAACGGTCAAGATCGCGGGGTAGCCTGATAACACCGGATGCCACAGCCTGTTTCAGCCAGGCACGATACATCGGGCGGGTGACGGCACCAATAAACCAGTCCTGCAGGATCAGGTAGCCATCAGTGGATTCAACCAGCTCCTGACGCTGGGCGCTGTAAGTGCCGTTATAGTTGCGTGCCGTACTGGAAAAACTCAGACGACTGCCCGCCGCCACGGCACGCAACTGACCATTACGAAAAGTTTCAAGGTTAGGATTGGGACGATCCGACTTCACCATTCCGATTTCTTCGCCGGGTTTCAGATCGTCGTAAATAATGCCAGGCTGAATGGTAAGCTCGCGTTCCTTATCCTTGCTGCCATTACCATCCGGTTCATAGCTCTGCCCGTCGCCTTTGCGGATGTACATCCCCAGAGCAGCGGCGATCCTTGCTGCAGTCAGCTCAGAATCTTCATACTCTTTCAGGGCACTGAGGCGGATCAGCACACCGGACAACAAAGACGTCCCGCGCATCTGGTGCAGACGGCGAACAAATTTAAGATGCAGCATTCGCTCTGCATCCACTTCTTTGGTTTCCATCTGCCGTCCGGATACGGGACGACTTTTATACACCAGATATTTTTCGGGACGCCCCCAGTCATCAACAAACACGCCCTGATTCAGCCTGTTGCTCTCATCACTGGTCATGGGAATAAAGTCCGGCTCGAGTGCCTCCAGCCAGAAATGAACACCGGCAGAAGGCGTCAGGCTGTTTATGCGCCCGGAAACCATCTGGGCAAACACCTCACCATCGCGCAGCCAGGTACGCAGCATCAGACGTTCCAGCATCGGACGGGTAAACTGCCCGGTGACTTCCGGGCTGACAGACCATTCACTCCATCGGGTGCGAATCTCCGCAGCCAGGTCACGGGCAATGGCCCCATTGCGTAATACCGGATGTGGCTCGACAATAATCCCGTTTTTCCCCACCACCCGTTCTTCCAGCTTGTCAAATACACCAATGACCAGATCGTGGTTGTTATCAAGGTAACGGGCCTGCTCACGTAACGACACGGCCCCGTACTGGCTTAACTGGTCGGCAGTTCGGTTTTCCCGCCGGGCTTTGTGTGTCCGCGTCGTTTTTACGGCCTCATAAGCCTGGATCACCGCACGGGAACGCAGCCTTGCCGCTTTCCATCCTGGTGAAAAAACGCCAATCACATCATCAAGAATTGCCATCAGAACCTCGCCAGCCGGTACCCGGGATGCCCCCGTCGTCGTGTAATCAGAGCCGCAAGGCGGCGCTCCCACTCCTGCCGCCCCTGCCGGATCTCAGATAAGTTTTCCATGGTCATCTGCTGACCATTAAAGGTGACGGATTTTCCGTCCAGCACCGCCATTTCAGCTTCCGTATAACGCTGAATCATGGCTTCGATATCATTCTGGTTCATAACCATCCTCCGGAAGTCAGCCAGGGGTTAACATCGTCAGTTACTGTTTTCTTCCGTTTTTGTTTTTTAACAGGCGTGGATACCGGTTCCGGTGTGGGTGACGGTTCGGTACTGTCCGGGACACACTCCAGCCAGGTTTCCCGGCTCGCCCACTCCGGTGCATCCGGCCAGCGGATCTTTTCGTATCCATGCAGAATGACCAGAGCCTCGGCATACACCATCAGGTCAAAAGCTTCGTTGGCACCGCGACCTGGCTTACTCCATTTCCCGTCACTGCTCCGCTCTTCATACGTCAGTTCGTCGTAAAACCAACTCCCCAGCCAGTCAGGGAAATGCACATAGCCGGGACCTGGCGAGTCACGCCATAACGCGTTATTCACCCGGTCTTTCAGTGCATCCGTCTGAAGAAGCCAGAGCGGCACATCACCTGCGGCCTGCGCCCGTCGGCCCGTTCGTCCGGTGTTATCAGGGAATGTACGGGTGATCAGTTTTGCGCGCCGGATGCTGTCGCCCTTAAACAGGTAAATACGTTTACCAAGGCCATCACGACGGCAACGACGCCAGAATTTATAGGCATTATCAGTGACCCCGTCTTCACCGCCGGAGTCCACCGCCATTGCCATCAGTCGCATTTGTTGAGAAGGATCGGAGGCCAGCGGCCAGCTTTTATGAAAAACATCCGTCAGCAGGACATCCCAGTCTTCCGGATAGCTGGCCGGATCAATTCGCTGGCTCTCCCCGTCGCTGTCACCGCGCAATGACTGCGTGATGTTGTAACGATCAATAATCCAGCGTTCGCCACGGCTGCCATAGCCCGTTACCTGAACCACAAAACGGCGATGACGTCCCGCCTGCACATCCACTGTCGCCACAAGGAAATTAACGCCATCCGGCACACTGCGGGAAGGAACTGGCTCTGCCCGCTGCTCAAGCAGTTCACTTTTTCGTTGCTCCATGCTGGCGCGGGGAAGATAAGGTAATCCCCAGTCGGTATTGATAACCGTCTTGAGTGTTTCTTCACTTCCGGTTGTCTCGTATTCCTGTTCTGCAGTAAGCAGTTTGTAAACGAGTTGCGAGAGTGTCTGGTAAGCAGCTGCCGGACCCTCCATCCAGAATGACGCAATACGTGAGCGTCGGGGATCACCATAACGACTGCCATCCGCATTGATGGATTCACCATCCCGCAACCAGACCCCACGTCCGTTCAGCTCACGTTTTTGTTCAGGCATAATCCGTCCTGAACAGGAAGGACACTGAATATAAGCCGCCTCACTTGCCAGCACGGGATCGGCAATATCACGGAAACCAGCAACCACATCGCCGCAGGGCTGAAAATACTCACCACAGTGTGGACAAGGCCAGTACCAGCGACGGCGATCGCCACGGTTATAGAGCGACAGTATCCCCGTGGTTGGTGGAGCCTCATGCGGTGAAGTCCGTCGCCATTTCACATCCTTCACATCCCTGCCGGGGGAACTCTCCACAAGCGTCATACCACTGGACATAAATGTTGTGGTACGTTTTGAGGCAAGAGAGAAAGCATCCCCCTCGCCATCAATATCTTCCGGAAAACGGTCATAATCCGTCAGCGCGACGCATTTATAATCTGATGAGGACATGATATTGACTGACGGCCAGCCGATTTTCAGGTAGTTACCAGCAAGGAATGTTCTGTCATAAACGTTGTTGTCATTTTTGTTCGGACTCAGGCGACTGACCACTTCCGGGCTGACGCGAAACGTTCTGGCGAGTCGTTTTTTGGAGTGTTCGCGGGCTTTTTCCTCCGTCATCTGTATGATCAGCATATCAGCAGGATCGCAAATCACGTTGTAAATCACCCAGCCGTCAATCAGGCCGATAGTCTTGCCGGTTCGTGCCGGGCCAACAAATATCACTGCGTCGTATTCACGCGAGGCCAGGCAGTTCATCGGCTCAATAACATACGGTGCCACCAGCGGATCCCACGGGACTGAGTTCCCTGCCCCCATGGGCACCCGCATATACTGAGCAACGGCATCAGCAACCCGCATTCGTCTCGGTGCGCGAAGGATATAACCTGAATCGGTTCGTGCTGCCTTTGCGGTTTCCTGATTCAGCATTACTCCTCCCGCTGTAATTCCTCCTCATCATCCGCACCTGCTTCGGTCACCCGCAGGGCTATCTGATCGCGCAGATCATCAATAATGGACTGAACACGGCTCACAGCGGCAGGCTGCAGACCGCAGTCACGTTCAAGAATATCCGGTAATGTCTCCAGCACCTGCACGACCGCTTTTGCCCAGATGGCAAACTCCCGTCTGACATCACTGGCCGGAATGAGTTGTGCCGTTTCCTGTTCGAACTTAAGACGCTCACGTTCAGACTGATACCAGGCTTTGCGCTCATGCGCGTCCATTTCGCCTTCTGCAACCGGCGGTGGTAATGCCAGAAATGCCGACACAATATCAACCACCCGATAAAGCTTGAGGTTGCTTTCATGCCCCCCTGCAACGGGTAGATTTTGCAGCCTTGCCGCAGCAGTCTGGCGATGTACACCTGACAGTGCCGCCAGTTGACTGATATTCAGCGTCAGATTTTTTAACTCTCGATCCATACCCGCTCCAGAATGTTTTAAACATGCATCTTGCGAACAACTTTAGGCAAACGGTGTTAGTGATGAACAAAAAACAATCAAAATCGACACCACAAAAATAAAACCACTGTAATATCAATACATTACAGTAGTGGTGATGACGAATGAAATTTCAAAAACTAGCCTTTTTCCGCGACGCTCCCGCCCCGTGGCAGGACACACTGCCGGGAGGACCCATTAAAAACTGCTAAGCTGGGCTCGTTATGGCAACAATTCCATACGAAGTTTTATAAGTAAGAAGTTGCATGCCATCAGGCACCACCGCTGCTGATTACGACCATCAATGTGAACCACAACCAGCGCATCGGGTTACAGATAATTCATATGCTCAACGAGCATAAAGTTCAGAACGTTTAACTTCAGGTGCTTTGTTTTAGCCATACCGTCCGTAACAACATGATGGAAGCGGGTACTTAGAGAACACTATGGATAGAAACTTGCATTACTAATCTCACAATTTATTCATACAGTTATATGATAAATATATTATTAGTTATAACATGTTGAAAATTCATAAAGGAGAATTACCTGTATGTCTAGAGAAGGCTCGTTGGACTTATTGCAAGAAGTTGAAGAAAGTCTTGACATAATGAGACAGACACAGCATATCAAGCCTGTAAAAGTCAAAGCTATTTTGGAAAACTTACGAAGTTCCTTAGAGTATCTCGCTAATGATACCTATGATAAATATATTTCTCCACGCAGTAATGATGAGCGCCCCAAAATATATTTCCCTTACGGAAAAAGAGAGTTTATTGATAAATTTTTCTCAAAGACGCTAAAAATAAACCCACCATCATCTTCTCCATTATATAAAATTTTTACTTCTATACAGGATTATCACACTGGCGAATCTTGGTTGGAAATGATGTGTAATCTCACTAATGAAGTAAAGCACAGACAACCAATCCCCTTAAGAGAAGAGAGTTCTGTTAAAGACCTAAGTGTGAGCGTAGATGGTTTTGGTTTAATCACAGCAGGAAGCTCAGCAAAAATTCTCTTTAAAAACAACCACATCAATGGCAAAAAATTAGAAGACTTTACTTTCGAAAATGGGAAATTACAAAGAAGTGGTAATGGTGTACCTTTAAACATAGTCATTACCGAAGAGAAAAAAATAAGATTCCATGGGAATGACCATGAAGTAATTCCTTTCATTGAATCATGCCTTATTAAAATCAGAATTTTTATTATCGAAGCCTATAATGAGTTAGATAAGATTTGAATTACCCCCTAAACACCACAGCAAGTGGGAATTAACCACCCTATATTAAATATCCCTTTGTGAATGTGTTAAAGCTTATCGTCACAAAGGGATGCCCATTATTAATCTCACTAGGCAATGAATTTCTAATATTAAATTTCATCGCCAGATTTTAAATTTCCTGCAACCTTACTGGCCATGCTCAGATGGTCTGTAACGCAACTCATCAATTTCACGAATACTCGAAAAATTATTATTTCCTTTTTCTATCAACGCCAGTAGCGGCTTAATCCACAAGACAGCTTGGCAGTAGGTCATTGAGCTGGTGGTAGCGGTACGATCATAGGCTTCATTAGGTCTGCCGGTATCGGTGTGCATGGCGCTGGCACGTAAACGGTACGTGTATTCGAGCAACCCACCAGCGATATCAGCAGGAACAGGCAGATCACAGGTTTTTTCACGGCGGAGAATCTCCCGGTATTCGATTACGGTTTTTTCGGTGCTGGTGTCGATCAGGGAGTTAAGACTGTTGGCATGTTCTGCAACCTGATTGAATCGATTGAAGTTGAATGCCTGGGTGGCGATTACCTGCCCCAGCATAGAGTTGTCACTTCGCAGAACGTCGTTATCGCTCTGAAGATTACTGGCGTGAGAGCAACTCTTGACGAGAGCGACCGAAAGGCCAGCAATAACGACAACGCCTATAAGATCCGGATTAATTTTCATTGCTCCAGCCCCCAGCACGCCAGTGCGCTTTCCTGATCGCGCCGCTCGACCTGCCCATAACAGCCATTCTTCTGCCCTTTTGTCAGGCGGCAATCACGCCCACCATCTTTTATCCACCAGCGAATCGCCTCGCATGCCCCCTTACGATCATCGGCATTCAGCCGCTTATAAAACGTCGACGGGAAACACTTACCGGGGCCAATGTTATAGGGACAAAATGACGCTATACCCGCTTTCTGTGGTTCGGTCAGTGGCACTTTAATATTGCGCTCCACCCATGCCAGCGCCTTATCCCGTTCAATGGCGTTAACCTGGTCGCATTTTTCCTTCGACAGTTTCATACCGGGAAAAACGGGTTTTCCATCCACCACCGTGGCACCCCGACAGATGGTCCAGATGCCGGAACCATCGCGGTATGCCGTTGTGTGGTTACCTTCTTTTTCATTCAGAAACTGGTCGAGAATATCAGGCGCAGGCGCACCGACGGCAATCAGTGCCAGAACGGCAGCCGACAGGCCGTATCTGATTTTTACGTTCATGGATATTTATCAGGATTTATCGGTTTCTGAACCCTGGATATGTTTATCTGTCCCGGCCTGTTGAATCAGGCAAGGAATAGTTAAATACAATAGAGAGGATTGTTTATGGACAATAGCACCATTTCTCTACAGGAGTTGCTCGACTGCATTTCCAAGCTTCGGGATGATGTAAATGCCCTTACTGTCGCATTTTCATATCTGGCATTCTCAATTCCCAAGGAACAAATGCAACCAACACTGGCATCGCTCCAGCTTGAATCACTCAACCCCAAATGGTCCCAGCAACAACAAAATTCTTTCAAGTGGCTGGCGGTATTACTGGAAGAAAAATATGCTGGTGAAATTACCATTTCGGCGGAGTCTTCAGAGAACCAGTAATTCTTCCCGGTAGCTTTCCTTTGTAGGTTATCCACACATTCTGCGCCTCTAAAATTATGGGGCGCTTTTCCGGCGACAGCTCATCCCCTTCACATAACCCGGCAGCAACATCCAGGAAGACCTGTCTGATGCTCCTTCTGGCTGCTGCCTCATAAAACTCCAGCGCGGCACCTTCAACACGGTCCAGCGAGATGTCCAGGTCAAAAATTTCACCGTCAAAGCGTTCTTTGTCCCGTAACGCTAAAGTTACCGTAACTTTATTCTCAAAATTGCGGATCCCTTTCACAATCAGTTCATATTTTTGAGTCATTGAATTACTCTCCCCGTGCAGCCTTACGCTTGTCTTCTTTAATCTTGAAATAAAGGTTTGTCAGATACGTCAGCAAGCCAAATACCAGACTACCCAGCACACCTATTGCCGCCCACTGTGAGGGCGTGACTTTATCGAGCAACTGTAAAAACCAGTACCCGGCACTACCTGCTGAGGTGCCATAGGCGACACCCGTTGTTAACTTATCCATGGATTTCATAACCCCACCTCGCAGATGCGGGTGCTGTGTAATGGAAATAAAAAGGCCACCTACGTGGCCACCAGATTATTTCCCCACCAGCTCGTTTATCTCTTTCACTGTCTGGTTAAACCGCTCTGACTCAAGCTCAACACCTAAGGCCCGACGCCCCAGCGCCATTGCTGCTTTTATTGTGGAACCGGATCCCATAAAAAAATCAGCAACCAGATCACCAGGTCGACTACTGGCATTGATTATTTGCCGGAGCATATCCGCAGGTTTCTCACACGGATGTTTACCCGGGTAGAACTGAACGGGTTTATGCATCCAGACATCGGTATAAGGCACGGAGACTGATACGGAGAAATAGCGCCGGAGAGATTTAAACTCATCCAGCAATTCAGAATATTTGCGATTCAGTGAATCATAAGATGCCACCAGCTGGTGGTGTGGTTGTTCCAGTTGTTGTTCCTGAAACTTCTCTGCCGCTATACGGGAAAACAGTGCCTGTAACTTCCGATAGTCAGCCTCATTCGGCAACTGCCACTGACTGGCACCAAACCAGTGGGAAACCATATTTTTCTTACCTGTGGCTTCGGCAATTTGTTTTGCCGTTATACCCAGTTCGGCACGAGCATCCCTGAAATACGATATCAGCGGTGCCATTATGTGCTGTTTGAGTTCCCTTTCTTTTGCCGCATAGCCGTCACTTTTGCCGCGATATGGCCCCTGGTAATGTTCAGCAAACAGAACGCGCTCTGTGGCAGGAAAATATGCGCGCAGACTTTCTTTATTACACCCATTCCAACGTCCGGACGGCTTCGCCCAGATGATATGGTTAAGCACGTTGAAACGTTCACGCATCATGATCTCAATATCAGATGCCAGGCGATGCCCACAGAACAGGTAAAGGCTTCCGGCAGGTTTTAACACCCGCCAGAACTGGGCCAGACAGTGGTCCAGCCACTTAAGGTAATCTTCGTCCCCTTTCCACTGATTGTCCCAACCGTTAGGTTTCACCTTGAAGTAAGGCGGATCGGTAACAATCAGGTCAATGGAATCATCAGGCAGGGACTGAATAAAATGCAGGCAATCAGCGTTGATTAAATCAACACTGTTTATTTTTACAGTATTTTTCATGGATCAGTAAGCGTAACTCTGGTAGGCTCACTCTGCTTTTGCGCTAAAGCAGTGGGCCGTGGTTCGCTTGTGACCAGTAAGCATGAGCGAATGGCTGGCAGGTGCTACCAACACCCACCAGCCGCCCATTTTCACAGCAGGAAACCGCCATTACTGGCAGCGTCTGAATTTATTCCCGTACCCGCCGTTATCCTTCGCCAGACCCGCCAGAACTAACTGAGTCAGTATTAACTGGCACCTGGCTTCGCTTACTCCGGTAGTTCTCGTCATCATGCGTGGCGTTACCCACTTGTCAGCAGGTAAGAAATGAAGGACTGCGGCGGCGGTTTCTGTCATATCTTGCTGTTTTAGCATGTCTTTTCCCTTCTGGTTAACATGACATACCAATAACTCTTGTCTAAAAAGCCAGCAAGATAAAAAGCCAGTATTCACGACCACCAGCGTGTTTACTGTACTGCACAAGGTTTACAGGTACAAAAAAACCGCTCAGCGGCGGGTTTAAGTTGTGTGGCGAAGTAACCACTCTTAACACAGTAAACGAGAATATGCGGACCGCGTAAGTTTTTTTTGATAGATTATGCATATGCAACGAACCTAGGATCATTAACAAATCACAACCCATTGATTCAAAAGGATAATAAAGGGTAATTTTAATGACTACTACAGCCACTTCCGCGCCACTAACTAAACAAAAAAAAATGCGTATCGGTTTCTTCCAAAGCTCCTCAGGAACGAAGTCAACTACATCAAATGCACAACTTGCATTTGACAACATGTATACAACCATTGTTACACCTTCGCAAAATTCTTATACCGCTGAGTTTGATAAGAAAAAATTAAAGATTGTATTCTTAGAAAAAGACGCACAGGCGGAGTTCTATTTTGGTTATCTATCATGCTCTCGTGATGGTTTCCACTTACCTTATATTGGTGATGAAAATTGGGATGAGCACAATATTCCGTTAGATGATAAAAAATATATAGTCGAACGCACTTATTTTATTTACTACTATAAGAAAGACATTCTTGTTTTATCTCAAAATCATTTAGGACCTAAAGTTTCCGATTTAGCATTTCTTTTATTCAATTTTTCTGAAGAAAACAAACCTGTAGCGTTTGAGGCAATTTGGAAAAAAGAAAGTGTAAAAGAACTACTTGAAACAGGAAGCACTTTACGTAGCTGTGAAATTACACTCGCCGCTCCACGTAATTTTAGCGCAACGGATTATGACCTTTCGAATTCATTTTCCAAAAGTATGATTGAAATGATGGCTGGGATGGGCGGTTCGCATTTAAAACTATCACTTAGAGGTAGAGCATCGCAACGTAAATTAATCCGTGGTTATCTCAGTGATGAAGTAAAAAGTGGAATAAAGGAATTAATAGAAAAAGTTCCTCACTTATTACGTAAAGCTAATGTCACTGAACCTAAAAATACTCATTCAAGGAGTCTTCTCAATCAAGTTCTGATCAGTGAAAAAAACATTAACACAAAAGATGGCTACGCAAAAGAAACAGATGTGCGTACTGCCTTGATCAGTGCTAAAATTGAACATGGTCAGTATTTAAAGCAATATGAAATCTGATCTTATTTTTAAGGATGATGATTATGCTTATTAAAGTTTTAATTAACATAGTTATCAGTGGGCTGTTAGCTTGGGTGCTTGGGAAATACCTAGCGCCTATGGCTCACTCTGATATCTTAAGTACAGCCGGAGTGTTATCTACGGTGGCAGGCATTTTGTTTGGTTTTGTATTGGCCGCTATTTCCATCTTCAGTTCTGCAAGTTCAAGTACTGATGGAATTATTTTTGCTTTAAAACAAAACAAGATTTTACCTAAAATTATTCATAACCTGTTATCTACGGGAGTTACCTTAATATTAGCATGTATTTTCCCGCTGATAGCAATGTTTATAAATGAAAAAATCACCATTACCTCTGTAAGACTTGATTTCGCCCTAACCTTATATGGTTTCTCGACCCTGATCGTATCAATAGTTTCATTTGCAAGTACCTGGAGGAAAATAAACTGGATATTACCCCACATATAATATTAAGCAGGTGCAAGCACACCTGCTTATCCAAACCAAGATATTAATCCATATCTAAGCTAACATTTAGAATAGCTAGACAACCTTCTATAAATCCCTCAGCCATCTGTATCTCAATGCGTATTATTTTCTCATCCTTTTTGCGAGCTTTAGCGAGCTTTCTTTTAGAGATACCGTATAGGTAATGGGCAACAAGAAGCGAGTGTTCTTCAGGTCTTTTTTGCTTTAGACGAGCAAGACAACCTTCAATAATTAATGCATCACTATCTGAACAAGCCTGACGTGTTTTGCTTGTATAGGGAAGAAGCCCTTTAAACCCAGCAGCTATAGGCGAATAGTCTACCCCAGAACTATCACTCGCCGCCCATGCACCCCAACGATCCAGAACCATCTGAATATCACGCATCAACTTTCTCCACAAAATCAGGCCAGCACGCCAGTTGCCAGCGCGCGATCGATAAAACGAAATATCAGCTCCAACTGGGAGCCATACTTCTCTTCAAATGCCACGGTATCCGCATGCAGCTCGTCGTGATGCTTTCTGCACAAAGGCAGCACGAAGAGGTCATGCGCTTTTGTACCTATTCCACCCTGACCGTGGCCTATCAGGTGGTGGGGATCATCAGCAGGCTTTCCACAACATGCACACGGCTGCGTCTTAACCCAGCGCGTGTACTTTTCGTTAACCCAGCGGCGACGTTTTGGGCGTAACATAAAAGACTCCGGCGACTCCGGATCCACTTTCAGCGCCAGCACCTTTTTCGCTTTATTCTGGATGATGCTGGTGGCCGGAACCGAAGGAACAAGGTCACTCTCCCGGGTGACAGACGGCACAACAGGCTTCGGTAATCTCAGTGCCTTACGGGCTGCACTTTCAGGTAAGGCATCCGCCAGATCATTACGAACCAGCCACCAGCACAGTTCCGGCATTGTCACAACGTGACTATCATCAAAACCGAGATCCCGACGCACGACAGACAACACCCAGCGGGCACAGTTATCCGTTGCCATTGATTCCAGCCGTTCCGTGAACTGATCGCGCAGCTGGTTATCGCAGTGCCAGCACAGACAGATTGCGCCCGGCGCGTGACGCATTGTGGTCATGTTCTCGCTGTGCCAGTCGGAATGAGGCCACTGGCAGCCTTTTTCACGAAGTAACCAGCTTTCAAGACATTCCACGCCACCAGCACGACGGATCACTGCCTCATTGCGGAACACGGCCCGAACGGCAGGATCATCCGCCAGCGGTTGTGATGCCGCCGGAACAGCACCACTGGCGAAAGATGAATAACGTTCCGGCTCAGGCTCCAGCAGGACACGCCCCTGCATAAACAGGGGCATCAGCTCTGAACCTGGTCTGAACAATACGATCCCCATACGCGGGGCAATTTCAGGGGTCAGTAGTGCTCTCACGGTCACCTCAATGAACGGTATCGAGCAGCTTTAACAGCTCAGGGAATCGGGATTCGAAGAAATGCGGCTGCGTCTCGCGCGGATTTGCGGGACTGGTGATGTTCTTGCCGAACATGCAGCCTTTCGCTGTCAGCGACCAGAATTTTTTGATGTTGTTAATCGCGGTACGGCTGTATCGTTCGCGCTGCTCGACGATCCCCAGCTTCGCCATCTGGTGATATGCCTGATTAGCTGTTAGGCGGATACCATACTGTTTCAGCAGTGCACTCAGCGACAGCGTAGGGCGACTTGAGCCATCAGGCGCGTCTGCAGGAGCATCAATGGCATAGCGTGGTGCCAGATTCGGTAAGCCAACAGCCTCCTGGAGTTTCTGACAGGCCCCAAGCACAGATGAGTTAGACAGGTTTAACTCCCGGCGCATAAAGTCCAGCAGAATCACGCCAGCCTGCATCTTGTCAGCAGCCTGCCCGGATAATTTTTCCGGTGCGCTGGTTACCATATCGAAAGTACGGATCACCTTCAGATGGAATGACGGGCTGATCCACATTGCATAGGCATACACCAGTTCTTTGCAGACATACGTCCCCTGGTTATTTCCGCCACGACTAACGTTAACTGGCTCTATATTGACCGAGTTGCAAATCTGCAACTCGCTTATTAAACGTTCGGTTTGCTCATTGCGGAGCCAGAATGCAGGCTTATGCTTATCCAGAGAACCAGCAGCCCTGTGCAGATCGTTCAGGCTGTAACGCCCATAAGCATCACGACGAACTTCAATACCATCAATGACCATCAGATTATTCATATTTCGTTTCTCCTCTTGATCAGGCGGCTGCACCCGCCGTTTTCTCGTACTTACTGATAGTGATCTCGACCTTCCCTTCCGGGATAACCGGTCCCCACTCCACCAGCATTCTTTTCACCTGGCTGTCGTCTTCCCACACACCCGCGTGGGTCAGGGCGTCAAACAGCGCCTTGTTATAGTTGTCCAGATCGCGGATCCGGTTATCCGGAGGAAACAACACGATCTCCACTGAAGCAGGTGCCGACGTTGGTTTTGGCAGACGACGTAACTGCTCAACTATTGCTGCACACGCCGCGCTCTGGAATTTGCGCCCCGCCGCGCTTATCAGGCTCTTACCTGCAAACGCCCCTTTGTTGGGGTGTCGCCAGTACGTGTTCACGCTGGGCGGGAAAGGCAGGATCAGCTTCATACTTTCAGACCCCTCTCATGTAACCAGTGGGCTGCACGCAGCCTGGCGTTTTCCTCACCGGCAAGCAGTGAGCGGATAATCCCGACCGCCTCGCTGTCGTCGTCCTTGACCGCGGTATGAAGCGTTATCCCCCGGGCCACACCACGCTTTATCGTGATGACGCCTTTTTTCTCCAGTGCGCGAAGATGCTCCACCGCTGCATTCACCGAACGGTATCCCAGCATGGTTGCCACCTCCTGATTGGTTGGCGGGAAGCCACGTTCTTTCTGATAAGAAATCAGCATATCCAGCACCTGCTGCTGGCATTGAGTTAACGTCGTCATGCCACCATCTCCCTGACCAGTTTTTCTGCCTGCTGGCGAACCTGCGCCAGAAAGGCCTCACCACATGCCTCAAGTTCATCGCGCCCGATGTAGCTGATTGCCGGTCCCTTCCAGGTCTTGTCGAAAACAGCAATAGCACCAGCGAAGAAAGCTCCTGTCGGCACCTGCTTCTCATCCTTCGGGATAAACCAGGCAGGCAGTTCAAAACCGATACGCCCGCGAATAAAAGCAATATGATCTGCATCTTCCGGCCACCACACTTCGCTGGTGGCAGCTTTGATCAGGAAAACATAGCGCCCGCCTTTATCACGCATAGCACTGGCATGTTTCATGATGTAACGCATGCCGGTGATGTATTGCCCCTCATGCTGACTGGCGCGGCTGTACGGGGGATTACCAAAGGCAGCACCGTTAAGCTCCGCAAGACGTTCTGACCAGTCATGCGCCAGCGCGTTGTCTTCCGCCGTGTAATACGCGGCACATTTGGCGTTATCACCATCAGTAAACAGATCCAGAACAAACGGGCCAAACAGGGTGTTAATTCCCCAGAAAATGTTGTCCGGCGTGCGCCACTGATCGCCCACTTCCTTCAGTTCATGGGCTGGTTTGTTCCGCAGCTCCACCAGCGCCTGGCAATATTTATTACTCATTAAGCCCCCACGTAATTCCCTGACAGATACCACTCTTCACCCGATGCAGCGCGCTTGCTGCTTTTCCGTAAGCACCGCTCACGATGCGCCAGAAAATTGTTTCGTTCTGGCTGGGAGTGGCTTTCACGGAATGCCGCCATCCACACCGTTGCAGCTCGACGGAATAAGCCCCTGGACTCCAGTTCTTCAGCCTGGCGGGTCAGGCACAAAATCACCCGGGGGTCGTTAGTGCCGACATAGAAATTGCGCACAGGTCTGGTTTCACGAACCGATTGTGGTTCCGGCTCCTGCGCTCTCTCAGTCAGGCGCGGGAAATGTCTGCGTGTATCTCCTTCACAACGGTGAGCCACACGCCCACTCTGACGTAACTTGCTTGCTGACTGCAGAACGCGCTGCCGTGAGTAACCAGCAAAAGCATCTGCAATGTCTCCGGAAGTACAGCCCGGATGGGCTTCAATGAATTTCTGAACGTCATTCAAAAGACTCATGATCACCCCCTGAATCCTGCCGGGATCTGGCTGTAGTCCACGTTGTCGTAACTGGCTTTGAAGTACGGGTCTTCACGTTTTTCTGTTTGCGTGCTGACGGACGGCGATAAGCGCAGGGAAAGCTCATCCCATTTTTCCCGCAACTTCGACGGGCTGAGCACGTTACGGCACCAGAACGGATCGCGGCTGACGCGGCTGTACATCTCGCAGATTTGTTTGTGAGTACGACCATCCTGCACACACATCAGGCGAATTTCGTTTGCCCATGCTGTCCAGTTCGGTTCTTTGGGACGAACCACCTCGCCGTCACATTCGGCGGCCTGCTCGTACAGGGCAATGATTTTTTTCCAGAGCCACTGTGCGCAGGTCAAATCATCCTGCGTTCCCCACTGGCGCTTTTTAGGGCTGAATACAACCGCATCAGGATGGCGAGTTAAAAAATCCTGTTCAGCCGTCTGCGTGTCCGGTTGCGAAGCGTCCGGACGAGAAGGTTTTTTATCTGACGGATCATGTTTTGATTTTACTGACGGATCCCCGCCAGATTCTGACGGGTGAAAACCCGCTTTTTTGCCAGATTTCGACGCATCAAATTTTGACGGGTCAGATTTTGATGCGTCAGATTTTGACGGGTCAGATTTTGATGCGTCAGATTTTGACGGGTCAGAATCTGACAGTTGAGAAAATGCCGCTGCCTGAAGCTTCGCAACGTTAAGCTGATAAACATTCGACGCATTGCGGTTACCCTGGCGACGCGCCTTACGCGTTAACCAGCCTTCTGCTTCCAGCCGTGCGATAGCCGTTCTGACGGTACTCATCCCCGCGCCAATCTGGCGGGCAATGGTTTCAATTGATGGCCAGCACACACCTTCGTCATTACTGAAATCAGCCAGGCGGGCCATAATTGCCACGCTGGATAATTTCATGCCTGACGCTGCGCAACCATCCCATACATAGCCGGTTAATTTAGTGCTCATGACCGACCTCTATTTCCCTGAATTTACGACGAAACTGTTCGAGCGGACTGAAGCACTCATGCTCATAGCCTTCGCGGAGGTAGATAACCCGTTGTGTTTCCGGTTCCCAACGAATGACTCTGACGGGCACTCCGTAGTGATCTTTGAACCAGCGGTTAACTTGTCGCAAAGGACTGTCTCCTTCTGCCGGTTGAAATCCCCCACAGCCCACTCTGCAAAGCTGTGGGTTACAATTTCCCTGTCACCTGGTACATTTACTGCATAGCAATACTCCACCTTCGCTTTTCCACCCGGTACAGGAAGCGCAATCAGTTGCGAGCGACGGTAGTGTGTTGTTAAACTGTTCATGCGTTAGTTTCTCCACAACCAGAAGCAATCGACGCCACGACGCCCGGAGCTGCACACTCGCGGGCGTCATTACTTTCTGAAACGCAAAAAATTTTGTAGACAAGTGCTGCATGCTCCTGCAGCTTCGAAATTGAGAGGTACAGCTCGTCGTTAATTGCTGTCTTCTCATGCGGTTCCACTACACCGTCTTCGATTGCCGAACGAATCTGTTTTGAATAACTGCCGATCTGTTCAATGACTTCCAGTAAACGCTGGTTAATATCGGCATTGTCCACATCCTCGACGTCAGAAAGAGACACAAAGACGCCATTTGCAGACTGCGCCACAGCGTCAGCAATGAAGTGAGTGCCACCAGCACGTTGTAAAATCATTGCCCATCCCAGCGGGAAAATCTGATCGCCATCGGCACGAAGGCGGTTAAATAATGCGTTCTCTGTTACATCCAGCCACTCAGCAGCTTCAGCGTAACCCCCCGGCAACGCCGCGATAGTTTTTCTGACAGCTTTCACGTACCACTCAGGCTGTTTTTCCACTTTCCAGTGATGATTACCCACGGCTTACCTCCTGTTCCTGTGGTTTAAACCCATTCTGGTTTTGGCTAGATTGAAAACGTGCCGGATAAAGAATCTGCATTTCGCTGATTTCACCCTTAAAAAAATTGGCCAGACGTTCTGCAAGATCGATAGATGGAATTTGTTCCAGTCTTTCAATACGACTCAGCGTCGCTGGATTGACCTGAACGCCAGCAGCAACATGCTGCAAAGTAAATCCGTGCGCCTTACGCACATTCCGTAATGGTGATTGCATATGACCTCCACATATTGCGTGATGAGCATATTATTTCACGCAAATATTTTGCGCAAGTTGATTTGCTTAACGCGCAATAAAGAAATGTAATAAACGCATGAACATAGGAAAACGAGTCAGACAACTTCGCCAGGCGAAGAACATGAAAATCGCCGATCTCGCTGAAGCAATAGGAGTGGATGCGGCGAATATCTCACGCCTGGAAACAGGTAAGCAGAAACAATTCACTGAACAAGCCCTGAGTAATATTGCCAAGAGCTTAGGTGTTGATATTGCTGATCTCTTTACCTCAGACTTCAAAAGTAATACTGTATGTAAAAACAGTATTAGTGAGGATGTTGCGCAGGTGAAGGATGTATTCCGTATTGAAATGCTGGATGTCAGTGCCAGTGCGGGAAATGGCCTTATCCAGGGCGGTGATGTCATTGATGTGATTCATGCCATTGAATACAGAACTGATAATGCTGTATCGATGTTTGGCGGACGGCCAGCCAATCACATTAAAGTTATCAACGTTCGTGGGGACAGTATGTGTCCAACCATTGAGCCAGGAGATCTCATCTTCGTTGATGTCAGTATCAATCAGTTTGATGGAGATGGTATCTATGTATTTGGTTTTGATGATAAAATTTATGTCAAACGACTGCAAATGATACCTGACAAACTACTGGTGATTTCTGATAACCAGATTTACCGTGAATGGGGAATTACCAGCGAAAATGAACACCGGTTTATGGTCTTTGGAAAGGTCTTAATCAGCCAGTCACAAACCCTTAAGCGACACAATTAACCCTTACCTCCTCATCAATTAGCCACCCAAAGGTGGCTTTTCATTACCCTTTAAATTGCATATCTCGCAACAAAAACACTTGCATAATGCGCAACTTCATTTTATCTTTCTTTCCAGACAAACAAGGTACTAACAAAATTTGGTTGTAACACGGCGTATGGCACATGCGTCGTTAGCGGTCTGGGGACGTTAAAGGGGACAATCCACTCCTTGCTCGGGCAAACAAACCAGGTAGCCGGAATGTGCAAGTCAATGATGATGCTGATAAGACGCCTAACCAGCGTGGCGATTCGGTTTGACGCCTGGGAAGAGACCAGGGTGCAACGATGAGGGCATTTATGGAGCCGCGACAAAGTGTGGTGCCGTAACTGGCTAAGTGCTCTCAGCGTTGTGGTAATCCGCGAAATGGCGCGGCGGTAAGTATGGCGGGGTTACTCTTTCCCCGTTGAGGACACCGGATTGTCAGGTTGACCATACGCCTGAGTGACAACCCCACCACAACAGCCACTGCTTTGGCGGTACCAGTTTGTACCCTTGCTTCCGGCTGGTACCGCTCTTTTTACAAAACAGAGAAGAGCATCACCGGACGACGGGCTCATAACCCAATCCATCCGGGCGGCTGCCACCGCAGGTGTTCTTCTCTGTTTTGTGGAGAAACTAACCGACCTTACAGGGTCGATATGATGAGGAGCAGCAAAATGGCTAGCGAACGCAGTACTGATGTGCAGGCATTTATCGGGGAGCTGGACGGCGGCGTATTTGAAACCAAAATCGGCGCAGTTCTCAGTGAAGTCGCTTCCGGTGTGATGAACACGAAAACCAAAGGTAAGGTCTCACTCAACCTGGAAATCGAACCGTTTGATGAGAACCGTGTGAAAATCAAACACAAACTCTCATATGTTCGCCCGACTAACCGCGGGAAAATTTCTGAAGAAGACACCACCGAAACACCGATGTATGTCAATCGCGGTGGTCGCCTGACTATTCTGCAGGAAGACCAGGGACAATTACTGACTCTTGCCGGTGAACCTGACGGAAAACTTCGCGCAGCAGGTCATTAATATCGTTCTTAATTAACTGATTATTTATCTCATCACTGAATATCTTTATATAGTGAGGACTTATTATGTCTCAGAACTTAGACGCAACCGCAATTAATCAAATCCATGCCCTTATTTCTGCTCAGGGTGTTAATGAAATTATCAGTAAGATTGGTGCCGATGCTGTGGCATTGCCTGAGAATTTCCGCATTCATGATCTGGAAAAATTTAATTTAAATCGCTTCCGTTTCCGTGGTGCGCTTTCCACTGCCAGCATCGATGACTTTACCCGTTATTCTAAAGATCTTGCAGATGAAGGCACCCGCTGCTTTATCGATGCTGATAATATGCGTGCCGTCAGTGTGCTTAACCTGGGTACTATTGATGAACCAGGTCACGCAGATAACACCGCCACACTCAAACTGAAAAAGACAGCACCGTTCTCTGCTCTGTTGTCTGTTAACGGCGAGCGTAACTCCCAGAAGTCACTAGCAGAATGGATTGAAGACTGGGCCGACTATCTTGTGGGCTTTGATGCTAATGGTGACGCTATTCAGGCAACAAAAGCGGCTGCGGCTGTCCGTAAAATCACGATTGAAGCAAACCAGACCGCTGATTTTGAAGATAATGACTTCAGCGGCAAACGCTCCCTGATGGAGTCTGTCGAAGCGAAGACCAAAGACATTATGCCAGTGGCATTTGAATTTAAATGCGTTCCGTTTGAAGGTCTGAAAGAACGTCCGTTTAAATTACGCCTCAGTATTATCACTGGCGATCGTCCTGTACTGGTTCTGCGCATTATTCAGCTGGAGGCGGTGCAGGAAGAAATGGCTAACGAATTTCGTGATCTGCTTGTTGAGAAATTCAAGGACAGCAAAGTAGAAACCTTTATTGGTACTTTCATCGCCTGATTTCATTACTGCAAATGCCCCTGCGGGGGCATTTATGGAAACGTAATTTACTCAATAATCGCCGGATGGTGAGGGATTTTTTTTACCAGAATTCAGCGCGGTGCAGCGCATATACGTGGAGAACAAAATGTCATTTATTAAAACTTTTTCCGGGAAGCATTTTTATTATGACAGGATAAATAAAGACGACATCGATATTAACGATATCGCGGTTTCCCTTTCAAATATCTGTCGCTTTGCCGGTCATCTTTCGCACTTCTACAGCGTCGCCCAACATGCGGTTCTTTGCAGCCAGCTGGTGCCGCAGGAATTTGCTTTTGAAGCGTTAATGCATGATGCAACAGAAGCGTATTGCCAGGACATTCCCGCACCACTGAAACGCCTTCTTCCTGACTATAAACAAATGGAAGAAAAAATAGACGCCGTAATCCGTGAGAAATACGGGTTACCCCCAGTTATGAGTACGCCCGTGAAATATGCCGATCTCATCATGCTGGCAACCGAACGCCGCGATCTCGGGCTTGATGATGGCTCTTTCTGGCCTGTACTGGAAGGTATCCCGGCAACAGAGATGTTCAACGTGATTCCACTGGCACCGGGCCATGCCTACGGGATGTTTATGGAACGCTTTAACGAGTTATCGGAGTTACGCAAATGCGCATGAATGTTTTCGAAATGGAAGGGTTTCTTCGTGGGAGATGTGTACCGCGAGATCTGAAAGTAAATAAAACAGATGCTGAATACCTAGTGCGTAAATTCGATGCGCTTGAAGCTAAATGTGCAGCACAGGAAAACAAAGTAATACCAGTGTCAACTGAACTGCCACCAGCAAATGAAAGTGTTTTGTTATTCGATGCTAACGGAGAAGGCTGGCTAATTGGCTGGCGTTCTCTCTGGTACACCTGGGGACAAAAAGAAACCGGAGAATGGCAATGGACATTTCAGGTCGGGGACCTTGAAAACGTCAATATCACTCACTGGGCAGTAATGCCAAAAGCACCGGAGGCTGGAGCATAATGACCACTTTTACCGACAAAGAACTGATTAAAGAAATTAAAGAGCGTATCAGCAGCCTTGACGTGCGAGACGATATTGAGCGCCGTGCTTATGAAATCGCACTCCTATCTCTGGAAGTAGAACCAGATGAACGCGAAGCTTATGAATTATTCATGGAAAAGCGTTTCGGTGACTTAGTAGATCGTCGGAGAGCAAAAAACGGCGATAACGAATACATGGCATGGGATATGACTCTCGGTTGGATCGTCTGGCAGCAACGAGCTGGTATCCATTTTTCAACAATGTCACAGCAAGAGGTGAAATAATGGAGCCATACAGCCTCACACTCGATGAGGCCTGTCATTTTCTCAAGATATCCAGACCGACTGCCATTAACTGGATACGCACAGGGCGTCTTCAGGCAACACGCAAAGATCCCACTAAGAATAAATCTCCTTACCTCACAACACGACAAGCCTGCATTGCGGCTCTTCAGTCTCCGCTGCATACTGTCCAGGTGAGCGCGGGTGATGGCATAACAGAGGAAAGAAAATGTCACTCTTCCGCAGAGGTGAAATATGGTACGCCAGTTTCACATTGCCGAACGGTAAAAGATTTAAACAGTCTCTTGGAACAAAGGACAAAAGGCAGGCGACAGAACTCCATGACAAGCTAAAGGCTGAAGCATGGCGGGTCAGCAAACTTGGTGAAATACCTGATATAACGTTCGAGGAAGCGTGTGTCAGGTGGCTTGAAGAGAAAGCACATAAAAAATCACTGGACGATGACAAAAGCCGGATCGGATTCTGGCTTCAACATTTCGCAGGAATGCAACTAAGAGACATTACTGAATCAAAAATTTATTCAGCAATGCAGAAAATGACGAACCGGCGTCATGAGGAAAACTGGAAACTCAGGGCAGAAGCATGCAGAAAAAAAGGGAAACCTGTTCCAGAATACACGCCAAAACCAGCGTCCGTTGCAACGAAGGCTACGCATCTTTCATTTATAAAGGCCCTACTAAGAGCCGCAGAGCGTGAATGGAAAATGCTGGATAAGGCACCAATTATTAAAGTGCCCCAACCAAAGAATAAACGGATCCGCTGGCTGGAGCCCCATGAAGCACAAAGGCTGATTGATGAATGTCCGGAGCCATTAAAGTCTGTTGTTGAATTTGCACTGGCAACAGGCCTAAGACGCTCGAACATCATCAACCTTGAATGGCAACAAATAGATATGCAGCGCCGGGTGGCATGGATAAACCCGGAAGAGAGTAAATCAAACCGCGCAATTGGCGTTGCGCTGAATGATACTGCATGTCGCGTATTGAAAAAACAAATCGGGAATCATCACCGTTGGGTATTTGTGTACAAGGAAAGCTGTACCAAACCAGACGGAACGAAAGCGCCAACAGTCAGGAAGATGCGGTATGACGCAAACACAGCCTGGAAAGCGGCGCTGAGACGGGCTGGTATTGATGATTTCAGATTTCACGACTTGAGACACACCTGGGCAAGTTGGCTGGTTCAAGCCGGAGTCCCGTTGTCAGTGTTACAGGAAATGGGAGGCTGGGAGTCTATCGAAATGGTTCGTCGATATGCTCACCTTGCACCTAATCACCTTACCGAACACGCACGGCAAATAGACTCGATCCTAAACCCATCGGTCCCAAATTTGTCCCAGTCAAAAAATAAGGAAGGTACTAATGATGTGTAACTTATTGATTTAAATGGTGCCGATAATAGGAGTCGAACCTACGACCTTCGCATTACGAATGCGCTGCTCTACCAACTGAGCTATATCGGCCCTGAAAGGACATGTTCACGAACGTGAATCACGGTGGACAAGGTTAAAACTAACCGGGCGATGCGTCAATGGCCTTGTGAATCAAATGGCTACTTTTGCATCACCCGGTTTTATTTACGCACGAATGGTGTAATCACCAATGCCGATCCACTTGTAAGTGGTCAGTGCTTCCAGCCCCATTGGGCCACGCGCGTGGAGTTTTTGTGTGCTTACCGCCACTTCCGCACCCAGACCAAACTGGCCGCCGTCGGTAAAACGCGTAGAGGCGTTAACGTAAACAGCGGACGAATCCACTTCGTTAACAAAACGCTGGGCGTTGCGCATATCGCGGGTCAGGATCGCATCGGAGTGTTGTGTGCCGTGTTCACGAATATGGGCGATGGCATCGTCAAGATCGCTGACGATTTTGACGTTCAAATCTAATGACAGAAACTCATCGTCATACTCTTCGGCTTTAACAGCAACCACCTTCGCAGGGCCTGCCTGCAACTGCGCCAGTGCAGCTGCATCTGCGTGTAATGTCACGCCGCTTTCCGCCATTTGTTTGCTTAATGCGGGCAGGAAGCTATCGGCGATGTTTTTATTCACCAGCAACGTTTCAACCGTATTACATGTGCTCGGACGCTGAGTTTTCGCGTTGACGATCACTTTTAATGCTTCAGCGATCTCTACACTTTCATCAACGTAAATATGGCATACGCCTATACCACCTGTGATCACCGGGATTGTCGACTGTTCACGGCACAGTTTATGCAAACCAGCGCCACCACGCGGGATCAGCATGTCGATGTATTTATCCATACGCAGCATTTCACTGACCAGCGCACGGTCAGGATTATCAATCGCCTGCACGGCACCCGCCGGTAAGCCGCAGGATTTCAGGGCGTCCTGAATCACCGCCACCGTTGCAGCGTTAGTGCGACACGTTTCTTTGCCACCGCGCAGGATCACCGCATTACCGGTTTTCAGGCACAGCGAAGCGACATCAACCGTCACGTTCGGGCGCGCTTCATAAATCACGCCAATAACCCCCAGCGGTACGCGACGACGCTCAAGACGCAGGCCGCTGTCCAGTACGCTGCCATCGATTACCTGCCCCACCGGATCGGCGAGGTTACACACCTGGCGCACATCATCGGCAATGCCTTTCAGCCGTGCGGGCGTCAGTGCCAGACGGTCAAGCATCGCTTCGCCAAGGCCATTGGCACGCGCGTCAGCAACATCCTGGGCGTTAGCGTTGAGGATGATTTCGCTTTGTGCTTCCAGTTCATCGGCGATTTTTTCCAGCACGCGATTTTTTTCGCGGCTGGAGAGTTGCGCTAATTTATACGAGGCTTGCTTCGCGGCAATGCCCATTTGTTCCAGCAT